ATCACTCGCTGATATCTGATATAATTATACAAACAAAGGATAACAATGAAAAATTTATTAAAAGAAGTAATGGTAAAAAGTTCTGATGCTCAAAAAAATATTTCTACAGAAGACACAAGTTTTATTGATGGATTAGTTGAAAAAATACAGTCTGGATATATGACAAAGACTAAGCCAAGGTTTAGCAAGAAGACAAACTTTTCTGCATCAGCACTAACATATGGTGCTGGAGAATGTCCAAGATATTGGTTCTTGGCTTTTGATGGACAGGTTCATCATGATAACTCAGACGCCTATGGCGTTGCTAATAGAACTAATGGAACATTAGGGCATGAGAGAATACAAGAAGCAATTAAGGATGCCGAACTATTAGCGGACGATATGGAACTTGATCCACTACCAAGAAAATATAATAAACAGACTCACCCAGCAATGGAGTTTAGAGTCAAGACTGAAGACCCACCACTAGATGGATATGGCGATGTCATGCTTAAACTTAATGGTGAGCGAGTTGTTGGCGAAATTAAAACAATGCCAAACGATGGGTTTGAATATAAGAAGGCAAGCAGAAAGCCAAAGTGGGCACACTTAATGCAGTTGTTAATTTATATGAAGGTTTGGAAAATTGGTAAAGGGGTAATTATTTATGAAAATAAAAATAATCATGAGTTACTTACTTTACCTGTAGTAGTAAATGATCATTATCGTCGGTGGGTAGACCAGGCATTTGATTGGATGAGAGAGGTATATGAGAGTTGGAAAAAGCAGGAGTTGCCACAAAAACCCTACAGATCTAATTCTAAAATATGCAAGGTTTGTCCAATCCAAAAAGCATGTGCCGAAGCAGAGGCAGGGGTAGTTAAAATTAAACCTCTGGAGTTGCTGGAAGATGAAAAGTTGTAAGTGGTGCGATAAAAATTTTGATTCAGAGATTTCTTATCAAATATATTGTTCTGAACAATGTAGAGAAGAAGCAACTAAAGAAAAAATAGCACAAAGATATATACAGTCTAGAAGACAAAAAAGAAAAGGTAAAAATAGATTGTGTAAGCAGTGTGGTGAAAAATTATCAATTTATAATGATGAACCGCTTTGTGGTCAATGTGTTATCAATCCCAATGATGTTAAGAAAGTATTAAAGCAAATTAAAGGAATGACAAATGGCAAACCAAAACAATAAGCCAGAGATAATTTGTGCTATTGATGCTAGTACAACAAGTCTTGCCTTTGCTTTATTTACTACAGATGTCAGTAAGTTTGGTAATGCTTTAGGTACAGTTGGAAAAATAAAGTTTGAGGGCAACGATATTTATGAAAAAGTTATGGATGCTTCTAAAAAAACAAAAGCCTTTTTTGATCATTATGGAGGGTTTGAGTGTATTGTTATTGAGCATACTGTCTTTATGAATAGTCCAAAAACTGCTGCAGATCTTGCTTTGGTTCAGGGAGCAATTCTTGGAGCAGCAGGTCAGGCGGGTACAAAAATTATAGGCAAGGTATCTCCAATAACATGGCAATCCTACCTAGGTAATAAGAAATTAACTAAAGAAGAGCAGTTAGCCATTAGAGCCAAAAACCCTGGAAAGTCCGTATCTTGGTATAAAACCTATGAAAGAAACTTTAGAAAAGAAAGAACTATGAGATTGATTGATGTTATTTACAGTAGGCATATTGGAGATAACGATGTCGCAGATGCCTGTGGCATAGGGCATTGGGCTATCAATAATTGGGATAAAGCGGTTTGACAGGAGAGACTATGGCTGCTAAACTATATACAAATGAACTATGGCTTAAGAAAAGATTTCATGTGGATAAAAAAACACCAGATGAGATTGCCAAAGAATGTGGGGTTAGTGTGGAGACTATATATGTGTATCTTGCTAAGTTTGGGTTAAGGAAGTCAAAACGATGAAACCAATATTTGGAGATGTTAAAAACTTTAATTGTCAAGACCTTTATCTGCTTACAGTTGGAACCTCTGCAGGCAGAGAAATCTATGATTCTTGTCATGAGATTGCACACATGCTTATTAAAAAGAATATAGCCTATGGCAACTCTGCATTAGAACCAATTCGTGTTTTTAGTAGGGCTGATGCCAGAGAGCAACTGCATGTTCGGATTGATGATAAGTTAAGTAGAATAATGCGTGGCACAACTTATGTTGGTGATAACGATATCGATGATCTTATTGGTTATTTAGTTTTGCTAAAGATAGCAAAAGCAAAAGAATTAGGATCTCAGGAGGACTATAACCTTGTCAACTGAAGAAGATTTAATTAAACATTTAGATGAAATTAATACTGTTGTAGGAGAATACCTAAAGGGTAATGATGCAACTAAAATTTCTAAAGATCTTGCTATCCCAAGGACCCGTGTAGTTCAACATATTAATGAGTGGAAAGTTATGGCATCTGCAAATGATGCTATCCGTGCTCGTGCCAAAGAAGCACTGGCTGTAGCAGACACACACTATAACAAACTTATATCAAAGTCTTATGAAGTAATTGATGAAGCCACATTAACAAATAACCTAGGTGCAAAAACACAAGCAATCAAACTTGTAATGGATATTGAGTCAAAGAGAATCGACATGCTACAAAAAGCAGGCCTACTTGAAAACAAAGAACTTGCAGAAGAAATGATTCAGATTGAAAAGAAGCAAGAGGTATTGATGGCAATACTTCGTGACATTGCTTCTGAGCATCCGCAGATTCGTGATGAGATTATGCGTAGGCTTTCTGATATTGCTAAGAAGGATGAAGTGATTACAATTGTCCATGATGTTTGATGATTTCCTTGAGGCACTTGCCGATAATCATTTTGAAGAAACTCCAGTAGATGCTAAAACATTTGTGGAGTCTCCAGATTATTTAGGTCAGCCAGGATTATCTGATATCCAATATGATGTTGTTGAGGCAATGAGTCAGATATATAGAAAAGAAGATCTCCAAATTATAATGGGTGAAGAAGAGGGTGCCAGATACTTTGAAAAATATACTAAAAATGAAATTATCCTACAACTTGGCAAGGGTAGCGGAAAAGATTTTACTTCTACTGTTGCTTGTGCTTACATTGTGTATAAGTTATTATGCCTTAAGGACCCAGCAAGATATTTCGGTAAACCCAGTGGCGATGCCATAGACCTAATCAATGTTGCTATTAACGCACAGCAGGCTAAGAATGTTTTCTTTAAAGGTTTTAAATCTAAGATTGAACGATCACCATGGTTTGCGGGTAAGTATGAAGCCAAGGTGGACTCAATTACATTTGAAAAGTCTGTAACAGTTTACTCTGGTCACTCTGAAAGAGAATCACATGAGGGACTCAATCTTTTACTTGCAGTTCTTGATGAAATTTCTGGTTTTGCAACAGAAGTAGGAACTGGAAATGAGCAGGGTAAGACTGCTGACAATATATATAAAGCCTTCCGTGGCTCTGTTGACTCTCGTTTTCCAGATCTTGGCAAGGTAGTTTTACTTTCCTTTCCTCGTTATAATGGTGACTTTATATCTGATCGATATGACTCTGTGATTGCTGAAAAAGAAACAATTAATAAGACGCACAGATTTATTATTAATCCAATATTGCCTGAAGATGATAAAGATAATTGGTTTGAAATTAACTGGGACTACGATGAAATTAAATCATATAAGTATCCAGGAGTATTTGCACTCAAAAGAGCAACATGGGAAGTTAATCCTACAAGAAAGGTTGATGATTTTAAAATTGCTTTTATGACAGACCTTGGAGATGCCATGATGCGATTTGCTTGTGTGCCAACATATGCCTCAGATGCTTTTTTTAAGCAGGCAGATAAAGTAAGATCATGCATGAGCATTAGAAATCCTATTGATACTTTCAGAAGATTTGAAGAAAACTTTAAACCAGATCCAGACAAAGTTTATTATGTTCATGCTGACCTTGCACAAAAGCATGACAAGTGTGCTGTTGCTATCGCACATGTTGAAAAGTGGGTCAATGTGCAGGTAATTAAAGACTACGAGCAGATATCTCCTGTAGTGGTTGTGGATGCCGTAGCATGGTGGGAACCAAAAGTGGAAGGGCCAGTGAATCTATCTGAGGTAAAACAGTGGATTCAAAATCTACGCAGACTTGGATTTAATATTGGTTTAGTTACATTCGACAGATGGCAATCATTTGATATTCAAAATGAGTTACAGGCAGTTGGCATGAGAACTGAAACAGTCTCAGTAGCAAAAAAACATTATGAAGATATGGCAATGTTGGTATATGAAGAGCGCTTGGTAATGCCTGCTATTGAATTATTATTTGAAGAGTTAACAGAACTTAAAATTATGAAAAATGATAAAGTTGACCACCCACGCAAAAAGTCAAAGGACTTGGCTGACGCTGTGTGTGGATCTATATTTGGGGCTATATCCTATACCCCAAGAGACAAGAACCTTGAAGTTGAGGTTCATACATTTAAGGATAGGCCTAAGCGAATTGACAGCCTACCTGAGAACGTGATACAATATAAACCTAGCCAAATAGAAGAAATAAATGACTATCTGGATAGATTAAAAACAATATAACACAATGAATAATAAGGAGAAAAATGAATTCATTTAAGAAAATCGCTCTAGCCGTGGTTGCAGCCATGACTACCGCAACAATCGCAGTTGCGCCTGCAAGCGCAGCAGTAATGACAGTCGCTGTATCTCTTGATGGAACCGCTAACACAACAGCATCCGCAATTGCTACACCTGCTGCATTGCCAGTACCAGCAGACAACACAGTTGATGCTGCTGATGCACTTAAGTTTGTTGCAACAGTAGATACAGGAACACCTGTTTCAGTATCAGCAACTAACGCAACAATTGTTTCTGCATTGCACACATCTGCTGCACCAGTATCTGCATCGTCAGGATCTTCATCTTTGACAATTGCAACTGGCACAGGAACAACCGCAACATTTTATGTCTATACAAAGACAACAGCAATTGGTACAGTTGCTATTACAAACGGCGGAACAACTCTAACATATTATGTTCAGGGTACTGCTGGCAAGATTAATACTCTTGCACTTTCATCTGCTGATGCAGGAACAACCTCAAGCGTTGTAACAGCAACAGTAACTGCAACAGACGTATTCGGTAACAAGGTATCAGGTAAGGGCCTAACAGCACTTGTTGTTGGTGGAACTCTTGATACAACTACTGCTACAACTGGCGCTACTTTGACTAACTTTGGTCAGGCAGACTTCAAGGTAACACTTCCAACAACTGGTTCTTCAACCATTGTTGTATCTGTTACAAACTCCTCTGATGTTGCATCTGTAGTAACAGGTTTCAACACAGTAACTTCAAGTGTAGTTAAGACAATCACAGTTCGTGATCTTCTTGGAGAACTTGCTGCTGCAAATGCTGCAAAGGATGCTGCTATTGCTGCAAAGGCTGCTTCAGATGCTGCTCTTGCTAAGGCTGTAGCCGATGCTGCTACTGCTGCTTCTGCTGCTAAGACTGCTGCTGATGCTGATAAGGCTGCTGCAGTAAAGGCAGAACAAGATAAGGCTGCTGCTGCTGCAAAGATTGCATCAGATGCACTTGCTGCTAAGGATGCAGAAATTGCTAAGTTGACAGCAGATAATGCAAAGGCACTTGCTGCTATCAAGGCTTCTTTCAACGCTCTTGCTAAGAAGTGGAATGCAAAGAATCCAAAGGCAAAGGTTGCACTGGTTAAGTAATTAACATAACAATTTGGGGAGTGGGGAAACCTGCTCCCCTTTTTGTTTTGAGATGATATAATTAAGTATGTTTGATTTAATGGAAGAAGCAAAGCAAAACAGCAAAGTCTTGCCTATTGAACAATATCATATATCAGAAATCACATGGGAAGATGTAGCAAAATTTTTATACAGTGAGTCACTGATACCAAACGAAGTCCTTAAAGATAGAATTTTAAATCAAGGTGGGGCCTTTAGAGGTAGTGTTGAAATTCAATCAGGATTATGGTTTGCTCCGCAAGGAAGAAAATCAATATTTAGTCATTTCCCAGGCGTATCAGAATTATTGTATAAATTAAACAAGTCTGTAGACAATACTAACTGCGACTACTATGAAGCCAAACCATGTAATTGTAATAGTGACTGGCATTTGCAGGGAATAAGAATATCAATGACTGATAGGATTACTGGCTATCATGCAGATACTGTTGATGCAATTTTTTGGCAAATACTTGGCACATCTTTATGGGAAGTAGATCAAAAAGAAACTTACGAATTAAAGCCAGGAGACATAATTTACTTACCTACTGAAACAGAGCACAAGGTCTGGGGTGTTGGTCCAAGATTAGGACTTATAATTGATAATCTAAATACCAGATATTTAGAATAA